AGCTCCGTCAGGACCAGTTGATCCGATTTCTCCTGTGGCACCCGTAGCACCCGTTTCGCCTGTAGCACCCGTTGCTCCGTCAGGACCAGTTGATCCAGTAGCACCATCAAATCCAGTAGCACCAGTTTCTCCTGTAGCACCTGGTATAGTTGAGTCGGCACCAGTGGCCCCTGTCAGGCCAGTAGCCCCATCTGGTCCTGTTGATCCAGTAGCTCCTACATCACCCGTAGCACCTGGCACAGTAGAGTCAGCACCTGTGGCACCTACATCTACCAACAATGTCCATCCATACCCCGGTGGAGATCCACCTTGAGACCATCCTGCATAATTTGCAGCAGGCAATAACCACAATTGACCGTTAAAAGTTACGGCATCATCAGGGCCATACATTGTAGCACCACTCCATAGTCCTTGATAATTAAAAGGTTGAGGGCCAGTGGCACCTGTATCGCCTGTGGCACCTGTACTTCCAGTTGCTCCATCTGGGCCTGTATTACCTGTAGCACCTGTGGGACCAGTGGCACCTGTGGCTCCATTTGGGCCTGTGCTTCCTGTAGCACCTGCAGGGCCAGTTGCTCCTGTTTCACCTGTTGCACCAGTTGTACCTGTTTCTCCTGTTGCGCCAGTAGCACCTTCTCCTGTGGCTCCGGTTGCTCCATCTGGGCCTGTACTACCAGTGGCACCAATATCACCTGGAAGGCCTGTTGCGCCTACGTCACCTGGTAAGCCAGTGGCTCCTGTTTCACCAGTTGCACCTGGTACAGTACTATCTGCACCTGTTGCTCCTGTTTCACCTGTGGCTCCATCTGGTCCTGTAGCACCTGTTTCGCCTGTGGCACCCGGTACTGTACTATCAGCTCCAGTAGCACCTACATCTCCCGGAACGCCAGTAGCACCGGTTGCTCCAATTCCAGTTGCGCCAGTAGCACCAGTAATACCAGTAGCACCGGTTGCTCCAATTCCAGTTGCGCCAGTAGCACCAGTAATACCAGTAGCACCTGTTGCACCACCTGGATCTCCTGTGGCACCTGTGGCACCGCCGCCTTGTGTGATTAATGTGGCATTAAATATAGTTCCATTACCAGCATTTACTACCTGTGAACCACTATCGCTACTACTGAATCCTGTAATATCAACATAATCAGTGGTGCCATTCAAGTAAACTACGACACTGCCTGTTTGTGTTAGCGGTTGTGCAGTGTTAGTTTGATTTTGTGCAATATAAACTTGACTGCCATTTAAGTGAATCTGTGTATTAACCTGTCCTGTGCCCGTTCCTGCGGCCCAAAGCACACTGTATTCAATATTGTAGTAACCGGCTTGTGTGGGTTGGAATCTATGACTGCCATTATTCCACCAGTTTTGCGGATCACTGGAATCAGTATATTCAATGACAGTATCACTACCTGCAGTTACCGTTTGACCACTGGCTAATTGTGCTCGGCTTACATAGTCACTTGGTGCGATACCATAGTAGATTGGGCCGGTTGCGCCGGTTGGTCCCGTACTTCCCGTTGCTCCTTCAAGTCCAGTGGCACCTGTTTCTCCTGTGGCACCTGTTTCTCCTGTGGCACCTGTGTCGCCTTTGACCTGACCCACATCAATCCAAACATCATTATAGCTAGGAGGTCCACCGTGACTGTATACCCATAAATGACCGGTGTCTAATGCTATAACACCGTTGCCGTATGTGGCAGTAGGATAAAGTGTATCTATATTGCTCGGTACACTCAATGGACTACTACCACTAACTGTGGCAATAGTACCAATGAATATTGTGCTTATACCATCTGGACCAGTTGGACCTGTAGCTCCTGTTTCGCCGGTTGCGCCGGTTTCTCCTGTTGCACCTGGTACAGTACTATCTGCGCCTGTAGCACCTACGTCACCCGGAACGCCTGTTGCTCCAACGTCGCCTTGCATACCAGTGGCACCTACGTCACCCTGCATACCAGTGGCACCTACGTCACCCTGCATACCTGTTGCGCCCGTTTCTCCTGTTGCACCTGGTACAGTACTATCTGCGCCTGTAGCACCTACGTCACCCTGCATACCAGTGGCACCTATTTCGCCAGTTGCACCTACATCTCCTGGAATACCTGTTGCGCCCACATCGCCTTGCATACCTGTTGCGCCCATTTCACCTGTGGCGCCTGTTTCACCGGTTGCGCCAGGAACGGTACTGTCGGCACCTGTGGCTCCTGTTACGCCAGTGGCACCATCTGGGCCTGTAGCTCCTTGTTCTCCTGTAGCGCCAGGAACGGTACTGTCGGCACCTGTGGCTCCCGTTACGCCAGTTGCTCCTGTTTCACCTGTTGCACCAGTTGCTCCGTTAAGTCCAGTTGCTCCTGTTTCACCTGTCGCTCCTGTGGGGCCTGTACCGCCTGTGGCTCCAGTGAGGCCTGTACTACCATTTGTTCCGTTAGCTCCTGTGGCGCCTGTTTCACCAGTGGCACCTGTGGCACCTGTGGCACCGTTACTACCAGCAGGTCCAGTGGCACCTGTTGTACCACCGCCTGATCCTGTAACTAAACTACCGTTAACTAGTAGGTTGCCGGTACTATCAATTGTTAAGTTACCATATGTAAAGTTGATAGTCTCATTGTTAATTTCCAGATTGCCTAGGTATGTACCTGGAGATGGAATGACGGATGGATTAGCATCAACCCAAGTAGAATTGTTGTAAATGTACAAACGACCATCTTCGGTGCTGTACCATACATCACGTTCAGTGCTGCTAGGTGCTGCATTACCAACACTGACCACTGTGCTTAGGATGTTTCTGTTATTGGCATAAGCAATAATAGGATCAGTACTGCCGGGTAATATCAAATTCCCATCTGTGCCAAAACGCCAATGATTGGTATTTGTGTTGGTACCAATAACTACATTGCCAGCGTTCTTTTCAATCTTGACATACTGGTCATCATCGCCTAGATATATGTCAGTTGTTGCAATATTGCCTGCTACAAGATGAATGTGGCTGATTTCTATAACGCCATTGTCAGTGACTGTTATATTCTGACTGGTCCAGTAACCGGCAGTGATAGTTAATGTAAATGTAGTAGCACTGGTAGTTGATGGAATTGGCAGTACTACACTAGCAGTTTGAGGTAGACTACCGCTTGGAGAGAAAGCCGGGAACGTTCCGGTCAAACTGCCTATGCCCAACTGTTGTGCTGTTGTTCCGGTAATTTCATAAGTGACACCTGTAGGATCAATACTGCCATCTACATTGTGTAGCGTAATTGTTAAGTTTTCGCCAGGCACAATAGCACCACTGGCTGTTAGAGTGCCACTATTTGTTGGGCGAATAACCAAACTCTGTCCAGCACTGGCTCCGGGCGGTGTGATAACTGTGGTATTGGCAGTTTCACCTAAGATACTACCCAGTGGTAGTGTCATGGTACCATCTGTGCCAAATGTCCAACTGTATTCAGGAGTTGGCCCAACATTACCAGTTGCGATTTGAACAGCGCCTGGATTTGCATACGGACTGTTGACCACCACTGCCGCAGCAGATGTTGGACTTGCGTAGTCGTCTATCCATTGTAAAGCGGCTGCACCACCTATGCCTTGTGATATGACGCCTAAATTAGAATTGGCACTTGTTTGGATAATCTCAGAACCCTCTATAGTACCTATAGTTAGATTACTACTCGGGAATGTTAGTGTACCGTTAGTGTCAAAACTCCATGTTTTATCTTTGGATGTTATCTTAGTTGACCCAATTGTAAGTGCTCCTGTTGAAGGAGTTTCAATGTCAAGACTAGTAGTAGGTCCCAATGTCCATGTCTCAAGGTCAGTTGACTGCATATATACTAAACTCTGAGGAATATACGTAAGACCGTATGTGCCACTGTTATATAGAATACTCCAATTTGACCCACTTAGCACATAATTATTGTTGCTCTTGTCTCTAGTATAAGTTGCATTCATACTACCATCAGTTTGCGTGCCACTAAGAGTAACTGTGTCGGGTACTTCACTAATTATACCACCGTGTGGCAGGGTTAGATTACCAGTCGCATCAAAGTTCCAGGTATGTGCATAGTTGTCACCAGTGCGTAATTCTACATTACCACTTTGGTATCCATCATAACCCAGTCCTGCAGATATGATGGTATCACCTCCGGGTAGAGAACAACCTTGAGTATTTCCCGCGGTAAGATACAAATTGGTTCCCGGACCGTTGTCCCCGAGGATAGGCACAACTCTAATCTGTGCATCAGCTGGTAGGGTTAATATACCATCTGTGCCAAATGTCCACTCATTGCTGTTGATTCCAACAACTAAATTGCCGTCAGTTGACGCAATATTTGCATAACTTGTGCCATTGAATATTTTATTTTCAGTGCCAGTGCCTACACCTGTGGCACCTGTCTCACCTGTAGCACCCGGTACTGTACTATCAGCTCCAGTGGCGCCGGTTAAGCCAGTAGCCCCATCTGGTCCTGTACTTCCTGTTGCTCCATCGGGCCCAGTTGCACCTTGTGGTCCTGTTGCTCCGTCAGGGCCGGTTGATCCGGTTGCTCCATCTGGACCTGTGCTACCAGTGGCACCTGTACTTCCCGTTTCACCTGTGGCACCTGTGGCTCCATCTGGTCCTATACTACCAGTGGCACCTGGTACTGTTGAATCTGCACCTGTGGCTCCTGTTAGGCCAGTGGCTCCGGTTGCTCCATCTGGTCCCGTTGCTCCGGTAGAACCTGTAGGTCCTTTAATTTGTCCTACATCGGACCAATTGGCACCATCATAAACCCATAAGTCGCCAGTAGTTTGATCAATAACTCCATTACCATTGATTGCACCCGGAAATGCGGTATTCAAGGTCGCTTGTGGATTACCACCAACATCTGCAACTGATCCAACAATTGTTACTGCGGTTCCTGTAGCACCCGGCTCGCCTGTTGCTCCTGTAGCACCTGGAACAGTACTGTCAGCTCCTGTAGCACCCGTAGGTCCAGTTGCACCTGTGCTTCCTGTTGGTCCTGTGCTTCCTGTTGCGCCTACTACACCCGTGGCTCCCGTCGCGCCAGTGCTTCCTTGTGGTCCTGTGCTTCCTGTTGCGCCCTCTGGACCTGTAGCACCCGTTGATCCTGTACTGCCAGTGGCCCCATCTACACCTGTGGCTCCAGTTGCACCAGTGCTTCCTTGTGATCCTGTGCTTCCTGTTGCTCCTGTTAGTCCAGTAGCTCCTGTTAGACCTGTAGCACCCGTTTCACCTGTAGCACCTGTTGCACCCGGTACTGTTGAATCGGCTCCGGTAGACCCAGTTAAACCTGTAGCTCCTGTTAGTCCAGTGGCTCCTGTTAGGCCAGTTGCACCTGGTACAGTACTATCTGCACCTGTAGCTCCTGTTAGTCCAGTGGCTCCGGTGGCTCCATTTGGGCCTGTATTACCTGTAGCACCTGTGGGACCAGTACTGCCTGTGGCTCCATTTGGGCCTGTGCTTCCTGTAGCACCTGCAGGGCCTGTGCCGCCAGTTGCTCCAGTATAAGCAGATCCAGTTGCTCCTGAAACGCCTGTGGCACCTGTAGCACCAGTTGCGCCATTTGCGCCGTTACTGGTAGCTACCCATTTGGTACCATCATAAGTGTATGTTATACCGTTGCTGGGAGTGTATGAATCGCCCGAGTTGGCCGGGTAAGGAAAAGTGATATTTGAGACGGGCATTGTTTAAATTCCTGTTATTTTATATTTATTACTAATCATAATTTTTCATAATACGTACCTGTACTTGGTGTTTATACACCGTATCTTGTTCTTATTGCCGTATAATTTTGTTGTATTTCTGCCGTGGTCAATGCACGATTATAAACTAACACTTGCCCAATTTTACCATTTAGATATTCAGTATTATTTGTTACAGCAATACCCAAGGCACTGGAAGTAACATTGTGACTACTGCCCGGAGTGTCAGATGATATCTGTGTACTATTGATCCAGATGCTACGAGTTGTACCGTCAAATTTGGTCACGACGTTGAACCATTGTGTTGCAGGACTAAGCGAAGAAGTCCCAAATAAATCATGACTCCACCAGTAATTATAAAAGCCATTGGTACCGCTGGTTCTAAGTGCGTTTACCAGATTGTTAGTGCCCCAGGAACTACCAATACCCACAATACCTTGTGATCCCCAGCTGGAACCCAACTGTACCCAGGCACTCAGTGTATAGCTGCTGTTGCCAGTGGGAAGAGTACTTGAAGCTTTGTTGAAATAGCCATTGCTTCCGGTAGTAAAGTATCCTCCACCTGATGCTGTGTAGCTGATACTGCCGGAATTCTGCATAACCACATTGTTGTTTTGACCGCTTAGATCATACCAAGTGGTGCCAGATCCAGGATAACTAGTAGAATTGCTAGCATCAAGATATAACTGTAATCCGCTGGATACTAAATTAGAATATTTTTCAGCAACTGCGTTATAGTTTTGTTGTATTTCAATGGCCGACAGTGCTCGTCCATATACGGCCACAATGCCAATGTCACCATACCAGTAGTTGTCACCAACGCCTACATTTTCGTTACCATTGCTGACCCACTGGCTGAATGTTACACCTGTATTAGTTCCTGCAGCTACACCATTAACATAATAACTAACTAATCCGCCTGTGGTGTGTGTAACAGCCACAACAAACCATTGATTAGTAGTAATAGATAAGTTACTGGATACGCCGCCTACGCCTGCAGCACTGTAATGTATCTGGTAAACACCACTTGACGGGCTGTATATGTAGGTATTAAAATTTCTAGTTCCGCTGGCTGTGCCAAACAAACAACGGTAAGTACCGGCGGTAATACTGGTCAATCTAGCCACAACGAAAACAGTCTTTCCTGTATAGGTTTTATTCCATTTGGCTGTGGCAGTATAGGCATACTGACTTCCGGCACCGTTAAAAGTAAAATAATTACCTAGACTAGAACTGGTAAATGTGGGAGGGCCGTTTAGAGTAGCATTATTGGTGTTACTGGACAAGTCAGTCCAAGTCAACCCGCTACCTGGGTAACTGACAGGGTTGTTAGCATCAAGATATAACAATGCGTCGTTTGCAATGAACGTGCCATCAACAACAAAACCTACGTTATTAAGCGTTATCCCGGATATTATCATAAGTTATTAATCCAGTCTGACATAGCCCCAGTAGGCCGTTTGAGCTGATCCACTGGTATTGCTGATGCCAAAGTCAAATCTATTGGTAGTTGCACTTGGTGCCACACTGCTACGAACTATGGTGTTTGCAGTTCCTACAAACTGATTGGGTATGCTGGTAAAGTCAACGGGAGTTCCGCCACCGTTGTAGACCCAAGCATACTGAGCACCCACAACAGGCACATTGGTGTTGGTCACTGCTGCAGTGGCAGTGTAAGCCAAGATACCATTGGGGATATTGCATTCCACCCACAGTTGATATGTACCACTTGCTGGAACTGTAAAACTGTAGGTATTTGTTCCAGTGGCCACAGTCCAAGAGCCTGTGGTCTTGATTGCAACATTTGAAAGTTGGCTACCATCACCTGCAAATTTAACTGTTGACGATGTTTGTGTAATATTACCTATATTGTTACCTGCGGCATTAAGGAAGTTAATGGCAGTGGTGTTATCAGCCGCCGGCTGTAGGGTCATACCGTGTTGTGTACCAGCACCCGAATACTTGACTCCCAATGTTGAGTAATATCCAGCAACCTGTGAGTATCCGCCAAGTAATGTAGTTCCGCTGACTGACAGGATACTACTGGTACCGGGCATTACGACATCACCATTGTTAGGCAAGGTCAAGTTACCAGTATTATCAAACACCGTAGAATAACTGCCAGCTACCAAGGTTACATTGCTGCCTGTACCGTAGATATTTCCTGCCGAACTAAGTACGCCTGTAGCACCAGTAACACCAGTTGCTCCATTACTACCTGCAGGACCTGTGGCACCAGTAGATCCATTGCTGCCTGCAGATCCGGTAGCTCCGGTAGCCCCGTGTGATCCTGTAGCACCTGTAGCTCCATTTGCACCGTTGGCACCAGTTGCTCCAGTAGGACCTGTTGCTCCATTTGCTCCGTTAGCACCTGTAGCTCCATTTGTTCCGTTGGCTCCTGTGGCACCAGTTGCTCCAGTAGGACCTGTTGCTCCATTTGCTCCGTTAGCACCTGTAGCTCCATTTGTTCCGTTGGCTCCTGTGGCACCAGTAGCACCAATTCCAGTGGCACCTGTCGCACCCGGATCACCTTGAGGACCAGTTTTGGCTGGTACTGCTTCCACCCACTGTGAGCTACTGCCATCATCGTACCAGACATATAAACTGCCACTGACTTCGTCCCACCATAGTGTACTACTCGTTGGCCCGGCTGGTGCAGTATTACTTTGTAGAATACTGCCATTACCGCCACTGCCTCCTGCGCTTGCAGAAGCCTCTACCCATTGACTACTGTTATCATCGGTATACCAAACATAGAACTGGCCAGACACTGTGTCCCACCATAGTGTACTGCTGGTAGGATTGCTTGGAGGTGTATCACTTTGTACGATACTGCCTGAACCACCGCCAACACCAGTGATAACTGTGTCACCTGCTTTGAGGTTACCGTTGACATAACTTACTAAAGGATTACCATCAAAGGTTATATTACCACCTATGTCAGAACTTAGTGGAACTCTATTGAGATAAATTGTTGCATTACTTACCCATAAGTCTTTCCATTGGAAGTCTGCACTACCCAAACTATAAACAGAATCTTCATCAGGAACAATATTACCAACAACGTTTTCTAATAGTCCATAAACGTATGAAGGTGCAGGTAATACTGCAGGGCTTGTGTCAACCCATACTGAACCGTTGTTAACATAAGTACGGCCATCGTCGGTGTTGTACCATAGCATTCCGGTACCAAGACTTGGTACTGCACTATCAATTGTGACATTTGGACCTTGCTCACCAGTTGCACCTGTTGCACCTGCTCCAGTGGCTCCTGTTTCACCTGTTGCTCCTGTATTGCCCTGTATGCCAGTGGCACCTTGTGGGCCAGATGCACCTGTTAAACCAGTCGCTCCATCATTACCTATTTCGCCTGTTGCACCAATGTCGCCCTGTGGACCTGTGGCGCCAGTTGGCCCAGATGCACCTGTTAAACCAGTTGCTCCGTCATTCCCTATTTCACCGGTGGAACCTGTGTCACCTTTGACCCCTGTGGCTCCCTCTGGTCCAGTTGCACCAGTTAAGCCAGTAGCTCCGTCATTACCAACTTCACCTGTTGCACCCGTATCGCCCTGCGGTCCAGTAGATCCCTGTGGTCCTGTGGCTCCAGTTAAACCAGTAGCTCCATCATTACCAACTTCACCTGTGGAACCCGTATCGCCTTTGAGTCCAGTAGAACCTTGTGGTCCTGTGGCTCCTGTGTTGCCTTGAACGCCAGTTGCCCCAGTAGCGCCTTCACCAGTTGCACCTTTTGGACCCACAATAGGTCCGATGTCATTCCAGGCGCCTGCTGACACGTTCCAGTACCATAGGCTACCATTTAAATGAGATCCTCCGTCACCTGTTGTAACAATCCAAGCGTCACCTGCATTACCTGTTAAGGGTAAGTCTGCAATAGTTGCTTTTGTACCTTGTAGTACAACTGAAACACCTTGTTCACCAGTTTGACCAGTAGCACCTGTATCGCCCTTGAGTCCAGTGGCACCTGTTGCACCCGCACCAGTGGCACCTGTGTTGCCTTGTACGCCTGTAGCTCCTTGAGGGCCAGATGCTCCTGTTAAACCAGTTGCTCCATCATTACCAATTTCTCCTGTAGCACCAACTCCGCCCTGTACGCCAGTGGCTCCTCGAGGTCCTGATGCTCCTGTTAAACCAGTAGCACCATCGTTACCTATTTCACCAGTGGAACCCGTATCTCCTTTGACTCCGGTGGCGCCAATTGGTCCTGTAGCCCCAGTGATACCAGTTGCTCCATCATTACCTATTTCGCCTGTAGATCCTGTATCACCTTTAACGCCTGTTGCTCCTCGAGGACCGGTAGCTCCAGTAATACCAGTTGCTCCGTCGTTACCAACTTCACCAGTGGAGCCTATATCGCCTTTGAGTCCGGTGGCTCCGTGTGGGCCTGTAGCTCCAGTTGATCCAATTAATCCTGTTGCTCCAGTTGCGCCAATTCCAGTAGCACCTTGTGGTCCTTGCGGTCCTGTGCTTCCTGTAGCTCCGATAACGCCAGTGGATCCAGTAACACCTGTAGCACCTATACCTGTAGCACCTGTTGATCCTTGTGCGCCTGTACTTCCTGTAGCACCAGTTAATCCAGTTGAACCCACAATTGCATTGCCGCCTCCGGCAATTAAGGGAAGTCCGCCTACTGTTTGATTGTCGTGAATACGTACTTCAAATGTGTCTGTATCAACAGTTAGTTCACCAATTGGTCCAGTATAACTGGTGATAGTAGCGGTATTACCGCGTTTTAATAATATGTGTCCTACATTTGCGTATAGTGCCATTACATTACCCCGCCGTCAAAGATAACTTCAGTATCGTCACTGGCCATATCTGCATAGTACGCAGGCAAGATTTCTAAATCTAGCGGAACGCTATAATTGTCGTCTATGTACAGTGGTCGTTCTGTGTTATCGCTTTGCTTAATTGTTTTAAATGTCAGTTTATAAAATCTTTGCTGTAAATTATTAATTGTGGATCTATCCAGGACAAAATTGCCTAATCCTTTGGTAATATCAGTAAATGTTACAGCAAAACTTTCTACTGTTACCCCGTTTAACGGATCCTGTATAGCAGCCATTACTACATAGCCACTTAGATCAATTAATTTTTGATCCTGATTACGTATAACAACCTGCATTGGGTTGTCAATTCCTTGGTAAGCTTTGATTGGGCGACTGTACACGACTCGGTTCCTTGGTGAAAAAATAGCGGGATCCCAAATTTGGACCTCGACAAGATTGGCATATAAATAACATTGAATTTGCATAATATGTATTTATTGATAAATGGTTGAACCCGACTACGCAGAATTACTAGAATATTATGTTTACGCATACTTGCGTAAATCAGATAACACCCCTTATTATATTGGTAAAGGCAGTGGGTCACGCCTGTATTCAAAGCAACATTCTGTAACTGTGCCAAAAGATAAATCACAAATTCAGTTACTGGCTGTAAATCTGACAGAGACAGCAGCACATTTGATTGAAACGATGCTAATAGAACATTATGGGCGAAAAGATATAGGTACAGGTATTTTGCGTAATCGTACAAACGGAGGAGAGGGATCTTCAGGTAAAATTGTATCCCCCGAAACAAGATCAAGGATATCATTGGCTCTTAAAGGAAAAAAATTACCCCCAAGAAGCCAAGAACACTGCCGTAATATTTCAAAATCACTTAAAGGCAAAACAGTAGGACCACATTCAATTGAGCATAAACAACGTATTAGCAATTCATTGAAGAATAAAGAAAAAACCCAAAAACAATTAGAAAACTTCCACGAGACAATTAAAAAGAGAAAAGAATCCGGAATTAAAGGTAACAAAAGAACAATTAATTTAGTAACCTGCCCACATTGTGATACAATTGGTGGCGGTGGGAATATGACTAGGTATCACTTTGAGAAATGTAAAAGAAAAAATGGTTGAACCTGATTACACCGAATTACTAAAAATGTACCCTTTTTTGACATATTTGGTCTACGGCGGTAATGATTATATTGGTGTTATTCAAAACTTAGATGAAGTTATTACCACTATCTACGACTACGGCGCACTACGCACAGTAGAGCAAAAACAGCAGTTTTTAGAGCTTGCAGAAACTTGGTGGTGGGAAAGTAATAGATTAATCCCTATTAATGTGTTCTTAAAGGCAGAATGGACACCGTTTAGAGCCGTGGTCAAGACCATGAACAGCAAGGATGTTGATATTAAATTTGGCCCGCATGTGAGCCTTAGAGAAATTGCTGCCAAACGCAGCAAGCGGCGTAGTATTACGCTTGTGAGGAAATTAGGTTAATATTAACTGCTACTAGATTGGCGTAGGCTACAGCGTGTGATTTCTTAAAATAGTAGCCATCATCTGCAGGTCGTTCCCATACAGACTCAGCAACTTCGGCCCACTTCTTGCCTATTAAATGACGTTTAGCCGGACGTATAACTGCTAAAAACATAGCCAGTCTTGGTATACTGTTAACAGCTTCGGGCATCCGAATCAGTGTATCATAATGTGCGCCTATATGTATCAGTCGAGCACAAAATTCTGGATCATACAATTTATCCCAAGCAGGTTCCTGCCCCATTAGTTGCTGTAAGTGTTCTTCGTTGGCAATCTGCTTATATAACCCAACATTAAGCACGTCAACTTTAACGTAGCCGCGCTCTTCTGCTGCTTCATAGTCTAAACTTGCACGACCAGTAAAGGGATCTACAGGAATATCTGTAAAGTACACTCCGGTGTTGTGCTTGGTATTACGACCTTCTTTGATAATAGATGCTGAGGTATAGTCTAGTAGAGCTAGGGCTGTATCTCTATCCCCTACGTCAATGTCAATGTCTGATTTAAATTTCATTTTCTAAATATTTAATTGCAGCGTGTAAACGATTAATATCATCGGAAAAATTTCCTAATCCTAAATTACATTTATGACACAACCAACCTCTAAATTGATTGGTATTATGGTCATGATCGGCGCACCAAACTCCTTTTTTATTTTGATTGTGTCCTTTGGCCTGTTCTTCGTTGCGTTTACAAATTGGACAAGTATAATTCTTTGGTCTCACGGGAGCAGATTTTTTTATCTTCTTTAATGTATTTGCTTGCTGCCTAGCACATTTCTTGCATTCATATCTTAAATAGCTTGCTCCTCCGTCGCGCCCAAATGAATCAAGCGGCAAATCTTTTAAACACATACCGCAACGTTTAGTTTCTATACTCAGTCCCTCGAACAGATCTTCGATCATAGTCCTGCTTCCTTTAATACGTGTTTGCACCACTCTACGTCTGCAACATAATCTTTAAATTTGCGGCTCCAATAATCAGGATCAACCCAAGCAAGTACCATAGCCAAGTGTTCTTCTCCAAGTTGGTTGAGAAAATCAATACCAGTATCGCAGTTATATAGAACCCAAGGGCTAACACGACCAGTGGTAATATGATAGCAAATGCGATTAGTATTACCGTACCGAAAGTAATGGCTAAAACTAGCAATGTCACTATTTCCAGCATAATCTTCCATCTCCCGTAATGCACGTTCAAGAGCATCTTGTGGTGCTTCTCGTTTGAGATATTCTAGTAGCCATTCTTCATAAAAGCCGTCCTTGCACCAGTTATCTATCTTCTTGTTGTTCTTTAACAGCCATTCAGTAAAGTTATTTACGTTGACACATCTGATGCCAACACAATGACGCCCAAACTTTACAAAAGCACCATAATATGGGCTACCAACAAAGTCCTCATAGCTCTTTAGTTTTGCGCTGCCCTGTGTGGATTCGTAGAACTGCAAGTAAGCCCTAAGCCCAAACTGCACTCCAGTTTCCGGTTCCTGTTGCCAACGACGCTTCGGCTCACAGAGATGTACGCTCAGTGAACTTTCTTTGCGAAATTCTTTTTCGCAATAACGACATTTATAGCTCTGACTTGATTCGCCGATCATCCCATCCATACTTTTTAGCCAACTGTTTGAGGTCTTCTTTTGTGTTAATCTGTGCCAATAGTTCTAATTCATCTGTACTGTAATCAGGATAGAAGTGTCTTAAAAACTTAACAGTCTTGTTGTCTGTGCTGTCACGTTTCTTTTGCTTGATCCAGTCGTGTCTAAAGTTACCCATACCCGGACTAACTGTAGTAGCCGACAACCATTGCAGTTCCGGATACCGGGCTAGATCAAAGAAGTGTTTGTTTAGATTCTCGTTACAGGACAGTAGATAATACTGTTGCAGTTCTGCGCTGCCTTGCACACTACTACCCCAACGTACCATAAGATAGTTACTGAACTTCTTGCGCTCTTCATCGGTTAGGTCAGCATAGAATCGTCGATCCTTGCTATCAAAGGCCCGCATTTCATTTGCAATGTTTAGTTTATCACTCATACTGGATGATGCATTACAGATTCATCTTGTCTACTTAGTTCGTATATAACTATAACACGATCCAGTGCTTCTTGTAAAGCAGGATTGGATTCAGCAGCACGATGTATTTGTCCCCATAGCTTGGCATCCATTAACTCTTTATGCAGCTTTTCACTATCATAATCTCTGCCTACTTCAAATCTAGCATCTGGCGGATCACCCATCTTTCTTGCATAGGTTACACCGTCGGCTCGTTCGTATACATAAGTTGCTCCGGGTTCTAGTCTACCAGCATTTGCCATAATCCACTACCTCACTTTGTCTTGAAATGTCTTTTACGAAATATGCACACAGGGGTTTTTCTGTTCCTGTCGCTAACGGTACTGCTAGTAACTGTCCAGGTTTGAGTTTGGGAAAGTACCATTTAACATCTTGATATATGTCTATGATTTCAATTGTGGCAAACTCCGGACGGAAACTGCTTAATGGATTAAACGTAAACACCGAGAAGCCACGATCGTTAATACTAGTAAGTGGTACCACTTCTAGATCACCTAGGTCTGGTTCTCCGATCAACACATGCCAGTCTACCGGCATCTTGATCACGTTGTTGCCAATCTTTAATACCAAGGCCGGACTGTTAAAACTTTCTAAAAAGATCAACGGTATGTAAAAGTAATCGGGGGTACGTGGATCACTGTTGTCCAATACGGCGAATCTCAAGTCCTCTACTTCGTCCGGTATGTCATTTAATTCGTAGGCGGTATTTTCTAAGGTCAATATTCTCATTAATTATTTCCATTCGGCTTTCTCCACTGAATGCGGATAGTTTGCTTCTTTATAGAACTGCTTGCGTTTGGTTAGGTGGCGTTTGGCAAATTTGCAGTTACTGGTTATGTCCCAGATTTGAACAAAGTCTTTATCTTCGGCTTTACGAATGCCTCGGCCAATGCTTTGTATGACACGTACAAAAGATTTACCAGGCTCAACAAGAACAAGATTAAAAATGCGGGGAATATTGATACCAACAGCAGCCACGCCGTAAGTGGCGATGATAATTTTATTTGTTGCCTCTGCCACTTCGTCATAATGCTCCTTGCGCTCTCCGGCTTTTGTAGCACCCGATACAAATACCACATCAGGTTTATCTTTTAACAAACTCCACAGATTGCTCAATTCAATCTGTAACATCTTGCCTGTTTCTATACGATCTACCAAGATTAGTGTATTACCACTATCCTTGATTGTACTAATAAGACTAGCCAAGTAAGCTATCCGTTCTGGATTAGTAGTCAAGTATTTAAGCTCGCTTTGATAATCTTTATACTCTACATGATCAACTAATTGTACTATATTGACATGGCACATAGCAAGGTGCCCGGCTTCTTGTAGTTCTCGTGCGCTTAACTGTCCTACTACATTCCCTAGCATAGAAAAAATGCTCATGTATTCAAACTGCTCTTTGGGTATAGTTCCTGTCAGTCCCCAGCGAATAGGTATCTGTGCAAACGGACCAGACAACAAAGACTTTAATGCATCGGCTTTGGCCATGTGTACTTCATCTACAATAACACACACTACACCTTCTAAGAACTCGCCGATAGTGATATCAGCTTCATCATTTTTAGTATTCTTTAACAAGTTGTTTAAGCTTTGCCAAGTACATATTGTGTGTGTACGATTGTAGTCTTTGCGATCGCCAAAGTACACACCAACGTCTAGTTGCATGTTAACAAAATCTTCTTCTGTTTGTGTAACAAGACTCTTGTTAGGAACAATAACAATACTGCGACCGTACCGACTAACACCATCGGCTAGTGCTGCTGTGATAACAGTCTTGCCTGCACCTGTTGCTACTTCCTGTACGCACTGTGGATTGGCAAAGAACCTATTGATAATCTCAGGCTGATAGTCACGCAACTCCATTGGTTGTCCGGCTTTGGGATGACCCTTGGGCCACTTGATATGACCGTAGCTTTGTTCGTTGATTTCCTCAAACTCAAATGTAGTACGATATTCTCTAGTGTCTACTACTTCAATATCGTATCCTTGTTCATCCAAGTAGGGTATTATTTCTGGAAGGAGATTGATATAGGTGCTACCACCCAATTGGAAGAATGCTACTTTACCATCCCACCGTCCAAGGCGAACGCTGGGTTGATATCTGGCACCAGGTATTTCGTATTTGTATTTCTTGACTAAAGCATTTCTAGTATTGAGTTCCAGTCCCTCAATCTTGACATTGACTTCGTCTCGAATTATTAGTTTGGCTTTCATTAGGCTCTTCGTTGCATAGTGTTATTATTATACACTTCGGTTGCAAAGTATACAACCTTTTCGGCACGTTGCAGTAACATACTTTTTTCGCCGCCATGCATCATTCCTTGTCCACTGATCAGTAACGGAATAGGCTGTGTCCAACTGGTATGGAATTTATGAAAGTATATGACTTTCTTTCCTACCGTGATAGGTTCTTTTTTAAGAGTGGTTGCTCGATAAACGTCATCGCTGGCAAAATTTGCATTAACAAAATCATCAAGCAAATGACCACTTAAATTGGGTTCGTAAACATAGACGGGATATCTATTGGTTATGTTGGCATAGTCTATAATGTCCTTTGCTACATCGTCGTGTACTGTGGGACTGAATTTGGATTCATATGCAGTCATCAAGTTATAAACACGCGGTGAATACTTGGCAACTATTTGTTCTTCAATCAATTTATCAACCGTATACCCAAGTATAGGAGCCGCATCAACCAATTGATCAATTTTGCCAGGGTCAAATCCGCACCAGTTATTGACATAATCAATTAAACTACGAGCGGCATTGTTGATGGTTAACCCATCTGCGGTATTGATTAATTTGATATTGTAATCCGTTTCTTCACAGGCATTGACCAATTGTGCCAGCTTAACAAATTCCGGGTCGATCTCAAATTGATAATTCTGTGCAAAGCCGTATGCCGCAACGACATTTGTCTCTGTTAAACCTAGCCGCCAAGTTTTTGTTTCACCATCAAATCCCCAGCGTCCTTCGCCGAGCTTGGACAGTTCTCTTATATCATCAATTAGTCTAGTATCATATGGAAATTGTAATACTATATCGCGGTCGTCAACGGACAATATGCGTCTACGATCAATGGTGCGTACACCCAATCTAAATTGAGGGTTCTCAACAGGAGAGACATCAATGCTTCGCGCAGCCATTTGCTTACGATATTTTAATATAATTTTGCAGGCTAGTTCTGCTTGCCGATCAGTCAACTGGCGACCGTTTGATGAAGCATCACTCATACTGTTAACTATCTGCACATCGTAACGTGCTAGACTAACAATGGGCGGGGTGTTGTTGAACAATCCGTATAACTTTCCGGTTACCGGATCACGATCGCCGTTAATGACTTCAATATAATCTTCAACGTAAGGAAAGGTTTTCATAACAGTAATTATACACTAAACAAAATAATAAGTCAAAAAAATGCCCACCTTGCGATGGGCATTGAAGAACCGAAGTAAAAGGAGCTAACAAAAACTTCGGGTAAAACTATTCATGCAATAATGCCAGTGCTGCTAGTACGAATCCTAACACAGGATGACCTGCAAATACTAGAAACAGTACCGCAAGCCAGACCATCATGCTGCCTTCATACAAGTTGTTTGAGCCAGGGCTTGCCATTTGGTCGGAAAGCTCTTGTACAGCTGACCAATCTTGATTGCCATACGCAAGCTCATCTCACGCAACCGATTTTTATTGTCGTTCATAAACGCAATAATTTCGTCTTGCCCAACTTCGCCAATGTCCATGTCTGCAAACAATTCGCCGCTACGTGCAATCTGCTTGATACGTAACACCTTGTCACGCATGGTGTCCAGTGTTAGGTCAAGATAGTGACAACGACTTTGCAAAGCATCCAAGTGATCACGCAACTTTTGCGATTTCATTTTGTCAAACTTGAGGTTAGTAATAAAGATTACCGAACCATGGAAGTTAAACGAATCTGGAATGCCTTCGCGGCGCAGGGTGCTGGACTCTGACAACCACGAAATCTTGCGCTTCTTGCCTGAGTCTAAGGCGCCTTTCAGCAAGTTAAGCGAAACGTCGTCGAGCAAGATTGAGTCACAGTCGTCAAACACAACCACACAGTTTGGATCCGAATACTTGTACAGTGTTTGATACAAGCCAATAGGTGTTGCACTACCTTTAACAACCTCTGCACGTAATCTCTTACCTGCAATTTGGTCAAACAATGTGGCCTTCTCAACTTCTTGTTCAACACCGTAGCTCTTGCCCACACCCGGAGGACCTGACACAATCATTGCACGTATGTCGCCGCTAACAGCAGCCTTGGTCATTTCAGTTAGAATCTCAAAACGCTCGGCAATTTCTGCCATACGCTCGTCGTCTGTTTGTGTAGCAGCAACTTCTTCTTCGATCATGTCCGTCACCACAACATCGCCTTCACTAACAAATTCATACGCTGCTACGCCATCAACCTTGACACGTAGTTGATCCGAATAGCCAGGAAATTTACCGCCATTCTTGACAGTAACAAATCCGCCCTTTGCACCAGACTTGTATTGTTCTACTAATTGGAATACTTGGCCAGAAACATCAAAGTTACGATATTGTCCTGACTTGACACGAATAAATGCTGCTGACATATTGCGCTCCTTATTAGTTACTATACACATATTATAGCAAAACGGGTATTTTTAGTCAAGCCGCTTTTAGTTGCTTAACCAACAGCTTAGGCGTTGCGCCTTTGGTGACCATCATCCAGCCTGTTGTGTCTACTAGATCAACCTCTACAATCTCAAACTCAATGCCAAGACTTTTCATTACTTTGTTAACAGATTGTAAAGCAGCCACAATGCCCGCTTCACAGGCTTGGTATTCGTCTTGGGTTGCGTCATTAAATCCTGCATTGTCCAAAATGCCTTCTAC